GATTACATTATCAGGAAAAAACAAAAAATGAATGGGATAAAATTATAGATACCTTTTTTGCTGAAACCGAAGGAAATAAAACAACGTCTCCGGAAATTGTAAAAGAAACCGTAAAAAAAATTTCTGAACCCATAAAAAATACAATAGAAGATAAGGAGGCGGTGTAAAATATGGCAGTATATTATGACTTTGCTGGACAGCGAATTATAAAACCAGGTGCTTATACAAAAAGATTTTTCCCGAATGAACAGGGACTCGGCAACGTAGCCGGTCAGGTTATAATTTTGGGAGAGGCTTCAAAGGGCGGTATTCCGTTCGATGCCTATTCAAGCGTTGAAGATGTTATAAATATCGTAAACGGTCAGGCACAAGCTCTTGCTGTTTTTGGTGGCGGTAACATTTATTATGGAGCTGAATTTTATTTGACTCCAACAACCGACGATAGGTTTAGAAAACCGTCTGAAGCTCACTGTATGGTTGTAAATCAAATGACTCAAAGCAAGGGAGCTTTAAAAAATTCCGCAACAGAGATTATAAGCGTTGCTTATAATAAATTTGGAACAGACGGGAATCAGGCAGGGGTTAAGGTAAGTGCTGGATCCGTTTCGGGGAAACTTTTACAGCTCGTCTATAAAGGTGAAGAAGTTCTCAATGTTGATAATGTTAATCTCCCTATGATGTCTATTCGATATGTAGGGGCTGGATCCGCTTCAACGATATCTATAACGGCAACAAAAATAACCACAGTTTGTACTGGAGCATTAACCGACAACCTTGACATAACCCTTGCAGATTATGAAAATCTAGGCAGTCTGATAAAGTATATTGATGCTTTACCCGCATATACTTGCGAACTTACCGGACGTAGTGATGAAAAAACAAGTGTATTCGATATTCTTACAACAGTTGATATAAAAACTGCCGTGGCAAATTGTGACGGTGTAGTTGAAGCCTTAATCAGATCTATAAACGGATCAGAGTCTTTTACTGCAGAATTGAAGTCAGGAAGTACAAGACTGGTTCCGGATAATCTCAGTAATTACACCTTCTTAACCGGCGGAACGGTTTCGGCTGCAACAACTCAGAACTGGATCGATGCCCTTAAAAAACTGGAAAAATACAATGTTAATAACATTGTGGCAGTTACAGGATCCGCAACAATTAAGGCTTTAGTAAAAGCCCATGTTGAAAAAATGAATAGTATTTCAGTTAAGAAATACCGTCAATGGGGATCCGGTGCAAGTTCAGTTGAAAACACAAAGGCTTTAAGAATAGCGGAAATGAAAAACTTAAACAGTGCTTATGCTGAATATTGCGTTTCATCTTTTACCCGCTATGACTTTGTAAATAAAGCAGTCGTTGAATTTGAACCTTATATGTTATATCCTATGGTGTCAGGACTCCGATACGCTAATAATATCGGTATGGATATTGTTTTTAAATCCCTGAATGTTTTATCAACTCCGGAAATAGCTGAAGAGGATCAAAACGCATATGCTGAAGCTGGCGGGACTTTGATTCAGAAAACAAATAATGTCCTTGACGGTAGCAACAGTTTTCAGATCCTTATAAACAATACAACATATCAGGGATCTCAGGTCACTAGAACTAACCCTTCAGTGGTTTATGAAATAAACGTGCTTACAAAACATTATGAAGAGTATGTGATTGAAAAAATCAGGAAACTGGATTCAGTAGCAAACTCTGTAATTATTGCAAGTATTCAAAATGATATTGCAACTCACCTTTTCCCGACAGTGTATAGAGATAACCTGAAATGGATTACAGATTACACGGATCCTGAAACGGGAGTTTTACAACCAGCGTTTTCAAATGTTGTATTTAGACAGGAAGGGGAAAAGTTTTACACTGAAGCTCTTTTTACAATGTCTGTTACTCCTAGATTCGCTTTTAACTTTTTCACTTTCATAACACCAGGACAATACATTTAAAGGGGGATGAATAATTATGGCTTTTAGATCAGGCGGGGAACCGCAGGGACCGGTTGGATCCGGTATAGATTGTTTTCTCATGCAAGATAATAACATTTTGGGTTATTCTACAGAGTTAAACGTCAATGAAGACTACCAGCTCGACGGCGTTCAGTCGTTGGGTTATTATGGATATAGAGATCTGTTATCTCTCGGCTATAACTGTGACTTTGATATGGGAACATTTTTACTCAGGGGTTCAGATATTGCGGGATCAGTCAGTATGCCTGGCTGGCAAGCTGACGGGAATAACAACATAAACAGTGCTGGACTATACACTTTTACAGCTCTCGATATTCATACGCTGACTGTACTATTTACAATCATGGGCGCAAAATACGGCGGTGGTAATTTAACCGTGGCAGTTGGCGCACTGATGAAGAGACAGACACGTTGGAGAGCGAGAATGTTACTCCCAGGACTTCAGACAAGTTAAAAAAAAATAAAAATAAAGGTAAAAAATGAATCTGTTAAATTTAGAAGATGAAAAATTTAAAACCGTAAAAATCAAAGGGTATAATTTTAAGATTCGGGCAATGTTCCCGAAAGATAAAATTATGGTTGCTCAAAGGAGAATGGGGCTTCAGAACGGGAATCCGGTTGAAGCTCTAACTTCAGGAGATTTTAACTTTTTTGAAAATATCGCAATTATTGATGTTTGCGTAGAAGAAATGCCAAAAGAGTTAAAAGCGAATGAGTCTTGTGTAAATTGGATCGATCAGGAGCTTATAAACCAGCTTGCAGAAGAAATAAAAGCCCACACTCTCTTTATAGAAGGAGAGTTAAAAAAAAATAAACCTCTTGACGGAGGCGAAAAAGGGTAAGTATTTCGTTGACGGGTTTATGATCCGTCATTTTAACATATATCCCTCAAATTTCGATAAGGAAAACCTTTATGAAGAACAAAAGGTTTTCCTTATTTATTTAATCGGTGTAATTCCAGAACTGGATCAATGGAAAATACATATCGATTATAATATTAAACTCGAAGAAATTAAAAAACTGAAAAAAATAGAAATAAACCAGACTGAAAAGGATCTGGCAGGGATAAACGGTAAAGATTTAAAACAGCTTTATAAAGAACAACTTTTATTGACTAAAAAACGGATGATATCAGAATTAAATGAAAAGTTCGGTATTGTTGAAGATGAAAAAGAAATTGAAAAAGTGATTGAAACAAAACCAGATATAAAAGACAATAATCCAGCGCAGTTATGGGAAATGCTTCAGGGTAAAGGGTTGGTTAAGTAATGGATTATAATATAAATATCAAACATAAATCTTCAGGCGGTTCCGGATCCTCGCCCTCACCTCTCGGAGCGTCCGGCGGTATGAGGCAAAAAGCAATTCAGGCGAGTCAAAAACAGGGTTCATTATCTCCCGATAGTGCGTCTAAAAAATTGATAGATTCGACAGTTAAACTTTCCACAAATATTTTAAAACTTAATCAATCAGTTACAATGCTGACTGCAGTTATAAAGTCAAGGGGACTTGGCGGGGGTGGTGGGGGAAATACGCCTATCAGGGATCAGGGTAACGGCGGGATCGGAGCGGTAGGTTCAGCGTTAGGATATGTCGGTGTTCCGGTCGCTCTTGCAGGGTTTGCGGTAAGCAAGATAAATCAGGTTGGAAATGCTTATATAGAAAAAGTCTCACAGCAGAAGGGAACCGTCGGTATTGCGGGAATGTCATATAATAGACGGGGTGCTTATATGGGACCGGAGGTTTCGTCCGGTAAAAAAGCTCACCTTATGGCTTCAGGATCTTTTAAAGGAAATATTGATGATAGAGCTTTTAAAGTTGGTACTATTTTTGGAGACTCTGCAGAAACAGTTGGTAGTCAATCGGGAGCCATTTCAAGATATACCGGATCCGATTATGGATATGGCAAGATAGCAGAACAGGGACTTGGTTCAGGGATTCAAACGGATCTCCCGAAGTTTATGGCGGGAGTTGTTGCCGAAATGGAAGATTCTGTTAAGAATGGAGTAAATGCCAGTTCTCTTTCCACGGATATAGGTCAGGAAGTTTCCAGCTTAACATCACACACGCAGACTAAAAGTGTCGATATGGCTTTAAATATGATCAATAAATTTAAAGGTACAAAAGACAGCGCAAGCATGGGGAAGATTAGCGGTGTAAATGAACTTTTTGCATGGAAATCCGGTCAAGATAAATTGATGTCAGGATTGAACGATACTTCTATCGTAGATAAAAAAACCGGACTGACTGCAAAAGATAAAACAATTAATTCATGGGCAGAACAGGGACTTATTGATCCGGAAATGGCAAGCCAACTGAAAGCTCAAAAAGGCAACATGGATATGGAAGGTTTGCGGAAAATAGTTGGTCAGTCAGGGGTTTCAATGCTGACTAAAGATACTATTTCCGGAATGGGAACCGCTGAAGGTTTACGGGCAAATATGGGACAGTGGCAAAAGCAATTCGGCACTGGATCTCAGGCTATGGCTATTGCTCACAATATATATTCTCAAAATGGCGGTGACATGGATGTCAAACAATTCGGTGCTTCATGGCAAAATTCAAAAGATCCTAAACTGGCAGATTTGACAGAAAAAGGTAAAAAGATATTGAACGAAAAGTTTAATAAGACCGAAGGATCTACCGCAATGATGGGGTTAAAGAAAACTCAAATGATGGACGATTTACTTTATGAACATGGTAAAAGTTTTGCAGATACAACTATCGCTATGGAAAAAGCCTTAATTAGTTTAGCAGATACTTTAGCTGAAACCGTTATCCCGCTTATTAAAAAGGTGTCAGGCGGAAAAGTTTACACACCAGCAGAGAAGAAAAGACTTGAAGATTCTTACGATACACGCTGGACAGATGTATCAATAGGTTTATAGGTGGTTAAAATTTAAATGGCAACAGAAAATGTATATGCTTCGAATTTAAGTTCTCCGTCAGGAGCGAGAAAAATAATTTTCAACGCTGGAATTGAAGCGTCTTTAAATTATGCCGAACCACAAAAAACAGTTGTTCCGAAAGTTCAGCTTTTATTTTCACCTTTTGGACTCCCTTTTGTTCCGATTGAAATAGTTGGATCCAATGTCGGAGATATAATTTCATCCCTGAACTGGACAAAAGACAGAACCAATGCCGGAGGGATGTTATCTGTAAATATTACTCCGGACTCAAAGAGTATTCAGAAAATAGTT